TCAGGATCTACACGACCATCCAGAACCTATTGTTGGACCGAACCTCGGTTCCAAACAACAGCGCGCCATTCGTTATCGCAACTTTCTAAAACGTTGCAGTGATAACTTTAAACATGTTATCTACATTGCCGGTAACCATGAATTTTACCACGGCACTTGGAACGGATCATTGGTAGACCTAAGAAACGAGTGTGCAAAGTTTTCAAATATTTACTTTTTAGAGAATGACGTAAAGGTCATTGAGGATGTAACGTTTATCGGCTGTACGCTTTGGACTGACATGAATCGGGGCGACCCTATGACATACCACGCAATTAGTGACATGATGAATGATTTTTCTATCATTCGCAATGATGCTATGGGTTATACAAAGTTACGCCCAGCGCATGCACACAGCAGGCATCGCAACAGCCTGAGTTACATTCAAAATGTAGTCGCCGAAAAACACGATCAAAAATTTGTTGTGGTTGGGCATCATGCTCCTTGTACACTTTCTATCAATGAAATATACAAGAATGACAAACTAATGAATGGAGGGTATGCGTCCGATCTTAGTGAATTCATCCTAGACCGACCACAGATCAAAGCCTGGGCAATGGGCCACACACACCATGTACACCGATATTATGTTGGTGAAACATTAGTCGTATGTAACCCACGCGGATACGCAGGGCATGAACTTAGCGCCGATCAGTTTAAGTTGAGATATATTGATCTTGACAACATGCCCGAGAAATTTGAGGGAGTTGATTGGAATTGGGAATGCTGATTGCCTTAGGAGTCTTCCTGGTTGAGAAACTGGCCAGGATTCTGCTGCCCCGCACCGTTCACCTGAACACTCTTCCTTGTTTAAAACCGGGCCCTGGGCACTCAATTGACATACGATGATTTACGCCATTATTCCACCAATGCGTTCCTTTAGTCGTTGTTTTTGGTTTGCCTTTTAAAGGTGAGGTAATTCTTCCCAATTGATATCCTTCTGGTACACCACTTTTAAGGTGAATCATCATTTCACGGATTCCGTTGTTTACCCAAATTTTACCACGTTGTCTATCAGCGCCTATTTTAGCACCGGTGTTGTTAAATTTTAATCTGCCACGCATAAAAGTTTCGTCCGGCGGGTACGCGGTAAATAATTGAGCTTTTCCATTGTTCCACCATTTATTACCCAGACTACTTTCTCCGCCCTTAGTAGAATTATATCCGTCAGACAATGTATTATATTCGGCTATGAAATATGACTCCATATTGTTTAAACAATGATTGCCATCTATAGATTGGTAAATAACTTCCCAAACATATGAATCCCATCCATATTTCTTTATGGCATTGTAAAATTTGTTGTAAGAGGTGTCCCTGATTGCAGCAGATTTATGCTCGGATTTTCGTTTGGGCCAATGCGAATCAAATCCTATATAGGATTTGTTGGTTATAAGATTTGTTGCTTTGTAAATAGAATAAATATTCATGCTGGTGCTCCTTGTAAATGAATAGCATTAGAGAGGGTAGAAACTCGCAATTTCGTGACCCTCACTTTTATTTATGCCAAACATAAAATCTACAGACACCTACATGACCCATCTGATTATATGCTCGGTGACACTAGAATCGTTTGCAATCCTAGGGGATATATGGGACACGAGCCAAGGGCTGCAGAATTTGAATTAAAGTATTTGGACATCTGAAATGATGTCAAGTATCCTAATTACTTGCATGCATTGATGCAAGTCTTTATAATTAAAAGACACTGTGCGCAGTGTCTTTTATAAGGAAAACAAATGACTTTAACCAAACAACAGCGTCTATTAGGAGCATTACAAAATGGCGAACAACTAACTGCAAAGCAAATTCGTGCGCGATTTGGAATCGCTAATCCTACTGCAACAGTCAGCAACATTCGCTTTTCTGGATTTTCAGTATACGCAAATAAGCATTCTGACTCGCGTGGTCGAATTACCACTAAGTACAGGCTAGGACGTCCCAGCCGAGAAATCGTGGCAGCTGGCTATCGTGCTTTGGCAGAACGTGCTGTAGCACTCTAATGCTAGATACCTGACATCAGAAAAGGCAGACTAGTCTGCCTTTTCTGATATGTTCAAATAATTAAATATGTATAGTAAAAAGATGAAAGCTAACACCGAAGAGGTTCTATTGATTCTTCAAGAAGAATGCGCAGAAGTAATACAAGCGATTAGTAAATGCTTTAGATTTGGTCCCGACCAAATCAAACCAGGAAAAGAATACACCAATATTAAAATGCTTGAAGAAGAAATTGGTGATTTGTATGCTATGGTAGAACTACTGACTGAAGAAAATATCGGAGTATCTACCGAGGGTATATTGAAAGCTAAACAGCATAAGTTTAATAAATTGACGCAATGGTCTACTCTAACTATCAATAAGTGAATTATGGCAGAAATTATCTTGGCATTTGTTGCCGGCTGGGTGCTTGGTGTATTATACATCAAAGTAAAAATTGCAATGGAAGTCCGAAAAATTCTGGAAGACAGCGGACTGGATATTAACAAAATCTTAGAAGAAGAAATTCAGTCATCGAGTTTAGAAAAAATTGACCGTATTATAGATACCGTATTAAATACCGAACAACACGGCGGATATTTGTATCTATACAAAGATTCTACTTATCTGTGTCAAGCTAGCACTTTAGAAGAACTTGCCATGCATGCACATTCTTATAAAAATATTTCTAATGCAACTGTGGCATATAATAAATCTTTGGTTAAATTTGTTAATGGCAAGGTAGAGTACCTACAAGGAGATATGATCAAATGAAAGTAAATATTGGACCATTTCCACTTAAGAATGACGCTAGAACAATATCAGTCCAAGTAGATAAATATGATACTTACAGCTTAGATGATACACTATCTTATATAATTTTGCCACTATTGCATCAACTAAGACATAACATGCAAGGCGTTCCGTCAGAATTCGGAGATGTCGGTGGCGGTGAAGGTGATTCCCAGCAATGTTTTGAATTTTATTCAGATACATATAAAGAATCATTTGACGAATCATGTACGCAATGGTATGAAATTTTAGATAAAATGATTTGGAGTTTTCAACAAATGGCGCTTGAAGACTACGAAAGTTTGTATCACCATGGTAAACCCAATTACGAATGGGTCGAGACAGATACATCAATGATAAATCCGATTTCCGGGAAATTAGAACGTGTGACTGAACTAGTAGATAAGAATCCAAGTGAGCATTGGTATGACCTCAATGGGCATAACATGCATGAGGATAGAATCCAAGAAGGCATCGACTTATTTGCAAAATACTTTCGTTCATTATGGGATTGAGTACCTCCCCATTTGATCACTTGGTTAACTACTTAACCAAGACTTCTGAAGCGGTAAAAGTAGAACCAATTCAGTATGAAACCTTTCAGCGAGAATATCTGTTTGATAAAATTAAAGGCAAAAGCTTTGGGTCAGCCTTTTGTGAAAAGTTTCATGTAAATGATATAGTACTAAGTATACTGTCTACAGATAAAGATGCTATGTCACATATAAAATTTATGGGATATGTACAGTGAAGAAGAAGTATATTAACTACTATATGTCCATTGCCGATCTTACCAGCAAATTGAGTTACGCAAAAAAGCTGCAGGTTGGTGCAGTCATTGTTAAAGAGAACCAGATCCTAGCAACAGGCTACAATGGAACACCTTCTGGATGGGATAATAATTGCGAAGAAAAAATTTGGGATCAGGGATCAGGTGGATGGTTGTCTGCTGAAGAAATGATAAGCACATACCCACATGTTGGGTGGAATGAATTAACTGAGTGCGAAGTACGCTACAAGTTAAAAACTAAACCAGAAGTTCTACATGCAGAAATGAATGCACTTATGGCTGTGACCAAATCTACTGAATCATCTATGGGTGCGTCTTTGTTCTGTACTCATTCCCCGTGCATTGAATGTGCAAAACTAATATATCAAGCAGGCATAAAATCTCTTTACTATAGGGATCAATACCGAGACGACTCGGGAATTACTTTTTTGAAGCAAGGTGATATTTCTGTACACCAATACACCCTACCAGACTAATATCGATATTAGTTACGGTGAGTTAGAAGAAACGATTAACTGGTGCAAGAATAATTGCATTAGTGACTGGTGCTATAGCATATTGACAGATGCGGGATATAATCCCGGTATTTATAATTTTAAATTTGAGTCAGAACGAGATTTCGTTACATTTTTAGTTTGGAAAAAATGACATATTTTGCTTTCTATCGAGAGTCAAACAACTTTGACGACATATTAAATGATAAGAACATTATCAAACGCCATATGGTTAAGCTGGCATGGACTAAACATTTGGTTTTGAAGTGGC